TGAAAAAGAGATGTTATCATTTTAAGGAGTTAAATAATGGCTTTTACAACAAGAACATTGAGGGGTACCATAGTTGGAACTGCTGGTAATGGTGGTAAAGTTACTATATTAGTAAATATATCCGATGATACAACCGCAACCAATGCTATTTTAGATGCATCTGCACTAGATGGTCATGCTAACGGAGCTAAATTGCACATCAGTAGAATTTGGTGGGGTTTAGTACAAGGATCTGCTGATGATGCTACTGGTCATGTTCAAATTATTGAACAGGGTGATACAGATATAACATTAATTGACCTTGCCGGAAGTGGACATTATGATGGTTCTGCTGGATTGATTAAATCTGCTGCAACAAATGCTGATGCTGATTCTGGAGATATGGAAATGGCTTGTCTTGGTACATCTGGTTTTGTATTGATTGAGTTTAAAAAAGATGAAAACTATACTGCATAGAGGATAGAATTATGGGATATACATTAAAACTAATATCAGAACATATAGAGCAAGATACTGATTACTTGATCGAAGAAAAAGATGGTAAAAAAGAGTATAAGATCAAAGGTATCTTTATGCAAGCAGATATCAAAAACCGTAATGGTCGTATCTATCCTATGGAAATTCTGAGTAAAGAAGTTAAACGATATAATAAAGAATACATCAACGAGAAACGTGCATTTGGAGAACTGGGACACCCAGACGGGCCAACTGTTAATCTTGAGAGAGCATCTCATATGATTACTGCACTATATCCTGATGGAAAGAACTACATCGGTGAAGCAAAAATTCTTGGTACACCGATGGGAGAAATTGTAAAAAATCTTATGGACGAAGGCGCTAAGCTGGGTGTTTCATCAAGAGGTATGGGGAGTTTGGACTCTAAAAACGGTGCAAACTATGTGAGAAACGACTTTTATTTGGCAACAGCAGCAGACATTGTTGCAGATCCTTCAGCACCTAATGCTTTCGTAGAAGGTATTATGGAAGGTAAAGAATGGATCTGGAACAACGGTTTAATTAAAGAAGCTGAGATTGCACAAATGAGAGATAACATAGAAGAAAACGCAAAGCAAGATAATTCCAAAGCTAACGCTTTAGAGTTTGCAAAGTTTCTTCAAAAGTTATAAATTTATAAATAAATGTAATACTACGAAAAGGAGTAATCCCCATGGCAAATGAATTAGATAAAACCATTGAGGAATTAGAAGCAGAAGTACTTGGTGAACTAGAAGAAGCCAATGGACAGGACGCTCCTATGAAGTCAGCTGCGCCAGCAGACAAGATTGACACCTCAAAATCCGACTACGAAGATACAGGTAAGGCTGTCGTAGATCCTGAGCAAAAAGACTCACCAGCAAAGAAAATCGCTTCTAAAGCGAAAGAAGTTGGCGGTGATGCACAGCAAAAGGGTGAAGGAAAGCCAGACAAAATGGCTAAGATTAAAGAAGACGCAAATGGCGACGAGTCTGATGAAGACGAAGCACCAGTTGAAGAAATGCCCAAAACTAAAGATGCAATGATTAATGCAATGTATGAAAAGATGAAAGGCATGAAAGCTGGAGAGCTTAAAGCCGCTTACGGTAATATCAGAATGGCAATGGACGCCCCAGACGAAGAAGAATCAGAAGAAGATAAAGCAAAATCTGAAGCTGTTGAAGCTCGTTTAAAATCCATTGATGTTGCAGAACACGTTGAAGCTTTATTAAATGGAGAGGGTGACCTTTCTGAAGAGTTTAAAACGAAAGCAGCTACTGTATTCGAAGCTGCAGTAAAATCTAAAGTACGTTCAGAAGTAGAACGTATGGAAGAGGAATACAAAACAGAACTGGAAGAAGATATAAACGCAACAAAAGACGAGTTGACTGAAAAAGTTGATACTTATCTTAACTATGTTGTTGAAGAATGGATGAAGGAAAATGAACTGGCAGTTGAAAGAGGACTTAAAGGCGAAATCGCAGAAGATTTCATCTCAGGTCTAAAACAATTGTTCGAAGATCATTATGTTGATGTTCCAGACGAAAAGTACGATGTACTTGAAGCACAATCTGAAAAGATTTCAGAACTAGAAGGTAAGATTAATGAAATGATGGAAACTTCCATTACTCTAAAATCTAATAATGCCGAATTAGTTAAGGAACAGGTAATGTCAGAAGTTTCTTCTGATCTAGCCGAGACAGAAATTGAAAAGTTTAAGTCGCTTATCGAAGATGTAGATTATTCTAATGAAGCATCTTATCGTGAAAAACTAAGCACATTGAAGGAAAGTTATTTCCCTAAATCTGCTCCAGTTGTGACTGAAGCAATTGATGATGTACAAACTGGCCAAGCACAGGACGTTGATTCGTCAGGTTCAATGGCAGCATATATGTCTGCGATTGGTCGAACTGTCAATAGTGCAAAATAAACAATTTTATAAATAGTAGAAAATATAAGGAGAAACAAAATGTTTCAAACAGAACATCTACAAGAAAAGTGGTCGCCAGTCCTTCAGCATCCTGATCTTCCAGAGATCAAAGATAGCTACAAGCGGGCAGTCACAACAATCATCCTTGAGAACCAAGAAAAGGCTCTAAGAGAAGACAGACAATTTATGACAGAGGGAACTCCAACTTCATTCGTTGGTGGGAACGGCGCATTAGACACATGGGATCCGATATTGATCTCATTAGTAAGACGTTCTATGCCTAACCTTATTGCATATGACATCTGTGGCGTACAGCCAATGACAGGCCCAACAGGACTTATCTTTGCTATGCGTGCTCGTGGACTATCAATGGACGGTGCAGAAGCTCTTGCTGACGAACCATCAATGTTGTCTAACCAAGATGCTGGTAGTGATACTGGTGGTGGAGACATCGCTGGAACTAACCCATCTGTTCTTAATGACAGCCCTGCTGGTGCTTATACAAGTGCAACAGGTATGACTACAGTTCAAGGTGAAGCTTTAGGTGATACTACAACTAATGCTTTCGCAGAAATGGCGTTCTCAATCGAGAAGCACACAGTAACAGCAGTTACTCGTGCTCTTAAAGCTGAGTACACTATGGAACTTGCTCAAGACCTTAAAGCAATCCACGGATTGGACGCAGAAACAGAATTGGCAAACATATTGTCAACTGAAATTCTTGCAGAAATTAACCGTGAAGTTGTTCGTAACATCTACGTTTCAGCTGTTAAAGGTGCCTCTTCAAATACTACAACTGCTGGTATTTTTGATCTTGACACAGACTCAAATGGTCGTTGGTCAGTTGAGAAGTTTAAAGGTCTAATGTTTGCAATCGAAAGAGATGCAAATGCTATCGGTCAACAAACTCGTAGGGGTAAAGGTAACATGATCCTTTGTTCTGCTGACGTTGCGTCTGCATTACAAATGGCTGGTGTTCTTGATTACACTCCTGCTCTTAATAACAACTTGAATGTTGATGATACTTCAACTACATTCGCTGGTACTATGAATGGTCGTTATAAAGTGTATATTGATCCATATGCTGCAAACGTATCTGCTGCTCAGTACTACGTTGTTGGATATAAAGGTACTTCACCTTACGATGCTGGTATGTTCTACTGTCCATACGTTCCTCTACAAATGGTTCGTGCGGTTGGTGAAAATACTTTCCAACCAAAAATCGGGTTTAAAACTCGTTACGGTATTGCTGCTAACCCATTCCACACAGGAACAGTTGCAGCTGCAACTGACGGAGCAATCTCCATCAGTTCTGCTACCAACAAATATTACAGAAAAGTTAAAGTTTCTAACCTTATGTAATAGGATTAGTTGGAACTATCCAACTAAAAACAAAAACTTAAAGAGGGGATTTATTCCCCTCTTTTTTTTGTTATAAATAGTAGTATGGTAACAGCAACTTCACCTCTCTCTAGACAACCAACTAAGTTAGACTATTCGAGTCCAACTCAGTTTAAGTTTACTATACACCAACTTCCCAAAGTCGAGTTCTTTACTACCTCTGCGGCTGTGCCTGGCATATCACTTAATAACTATGAACAACCAACACCGTTTAAGAATATACCAATTATAGGTGACAGACTTACATATGAAGACCTTACAATTTCTTTTATAGTAGATGAATATCTAGAAAACTATATTACAATTCATAATTGGATGACAGGTATTGGTTTTCCAAAAAGTAGATCACAATTTACTGCGTTTCGAAACACTGGTTCAAATACACCTAATTCATCAGCTGGTGGGAATACTGATATCGGTGTTGTTGGTAGTGCTACAGATGATAATGCGTTTTATTCAGACGCAACACTTACTATTCTATCAAATAAAAATAATCCAATAGTAGAAGTTCGTTATGCTGATATGTTTCCAACATCCTTATCAGCATTAGAATACAATCAAAATACCTCTGATGTTGAATACATAACAGCAGAAATAAATTTTAAATACAAACTTTACGAGATGCATACATTATAATGGAGTGATAATGACACTTGATGAATTAAAAATTCAAGTCCAACAGGACTTGAAAGTTGATAATGAACACTTAGATACAGAATCCCTAAAAAATCAAGAAATTAAAGCAAAGTACTTGGACTATAAAACTAGGTACGAACTTCTTTTGTTTAAAGCAAAGGGAGACTATAAACGATTGTATCGAGAAAAATGGGAATACTATGGTGGTAAGTCTGATGCAAAAATCTATATTAGTAAGCCATTTGATCTTAAAGTATTAAAGACAGATTTAAGCGTTTATATTACATCTGATGATGAAGTAATAGATGCAGAAAATAAAATTGGTTACTTAGAAACTGTTGTAGATTATATTAAAGGTGTTATTAAATCAGTTGATAATCGTGGTTGGGATATTAAAAATTCTATAGAATGGAAGAAATTTGAAGCAGGAATGACATACTAATGAAAAAAGATCACAAAGTAACAGATTACATACAATATTATAAAGGTATCGTTGATGATAAATTATGTTGGAAATTAACTAATAGACAGTTTGATTATAAACCATCAGGATATGCCACACAAGATAGTGGTAAAGTGGTTAAGACAGATCGTGTGTTGATGGATGATGCATGGATAAAAAATAATGATGGCCTTTATTCAGACATTAAATTATCATTTGAAAAGACTATAGAAAAGTACAAAGAAGAGTTTCCATTATTTAATGTGAGTCGATTAACAGATTTTCGTATTAATAGATACGGAGTTGGTGGTTTTATGTCAAATCATGTTGATAACATTCATCATAGTCATGGGCAACAATATGGGTTTCCCCAAGCTACTATATTATTATTTTTAAATGATGAATATGATGGAGGTGAAATTATTATTGCAAATAAACAATTTGAACCAGAAAAGGGTTCTGCAATTATATTTCCATCAAACTTTATGTATCCCCATGAAGTTTTAAAAGTTACTAAAGGAGATAGGTGGAGTATGGTTTGTTGGTTGATGTAAAAAAATATAAATGTTTTCCAACCGTAATTGGGGAATTTAAATATAAAATGCCTTCTGTTTGTGAAGAACTTATAAAATTTAAGAGTTCTGATATTTTTAGCCAAACCGAAGATGATATTCATTTGTTATCAGAATTTAAATCGTTTAAAGATACAGTTTTGGCTGCAACTGACAAATACTTAAAAGACTTAGAATACATATACGATAGTTTAGAAATTACAGGTATGTGGGCAAATGCAATGCATGGTGGTGAAACACACCCACCACATACTCATTCAAACAATCTTATGTCAGGAGTATATTATTTAAAGGCATCTAAAGATACTGCACCAATTCAGTTTTTTGATCCCAGAGCTCAAGCTCATATACTATCTCCAAGAAAAAAATATAATTGGGACAACTCTAATATGATTCAGTTTAATTCCGTTAAGGGTGTAGGATTACTATTTCCTTCTTGGTTACAACATTGGGTGCCGAATAATAAAGATGACAGAATAAGTATATCATGGAATATAATTGCTAGAGGCGATTATGGTGAACTAAAGTCTTTACAAAATGCAAATATCTAAAGTCAACGAAGTATATTTACAATTAGAAGTTGACGGTAGTTTAGAAAGAGAACTTTCAGATTATTTTACCTTTGAAGTGCCTGGCGCAAAGTTTATGCCTCAGTATCGTAATAAAATGTGGGACGGTAAAATACGTTTATTTTCTCCACATAATGGTAGAATATATGTAGGGCTGTTACCTTATATAAAAGAGTTTTGTTTAAGAAATTCTATTGACTATATAATAGATAAGGGAGTAGAAAATGACAGGAATATTATTCGTGAGAGCGTTGGAGATTTCGCAAAATCCTTACGTCCCACCTCGCAAGGAAAACCAATTGAATTTCGTGATTATCAAATTGATGCAATCCATCATGCTATATCAACAGATAGGGCTCTTCTTGTTTCTCCTACTGCATCGGGTAAGTCATTAATAATTTATACTCTCATTCGTTATTATCATATGATGGGACTAAAAACTTTAATTCTTGTACCAACAACTTCTCTTGTTGAACAAATGTATTCTGACTTTATTGACTATGGTTGGAAAGATGAGTTTATTCATAGAGTCTATGCAGGCCGTGACAAAGGTTCTAAGAAACCAATTGTAATCTCTACATGGCAATCAATTTACAAATTACATAGTCAATACTTTGCACAATATGGGTGCATTATAGGTGATGAAGCTCATCTATTTAAAGCAAAATCTTTAACTGATATTATGACTAGAAGTAGAGATATAAAGTATAGATTTGGTCTAACAGGAACACTTGACGGTACACAGACTCATCGTCTAGTACTAGAAGGTTTATTTGGAAAAGTCAAGAAGATTATTACCACAAAAGAATTAATGGACAATAAAACTCTGGCTAAACTAGATATTAATTGTATTGTTTTAAAACATTCAGAAGAAGAATCTAAAAGAATACGAACTTATGCATATGCAGAAGAAATAAATTATATTGTTTCTCATGTAAAAAGAAATGAGTTTATTAAGAATCTGTGTAGTAATATTACAGGAAACACATTATGTTTGTTTCAGCTAGTTGACAAACATGGTGTTTTATTGTATAATGAGATTAAGAAGTTTGACAGAAAAGTATTCTTTGTGTATGGTGGAACTGATACAGAAACAAGAGAAAAGATTCGTGCTATCACAGAAAATGAAAAGGATGCAATTATTATAGCTTCATATGGTACATTTTCTACAGGTATAAATATTCGTAAAATACACAATATTATTTTTGCAAGTCCGTCTAAAAGTAGAATACGAGTATTACAAAGTATAGGCAGAGGACTAAGACAAAGTAAAGATAAAGATGGTGTAAAACTTTTTGATATATCTGATGATCTAACTTATAAGACCAGAAGAAATTTTACATTAAGACACTTTTATGAAAGAATAAATATATATAAAGAAGAACAATTTAATTATAAAATAGACAGGATAACAATATGATCCCACAAGTTATAAAGCTTTCTAATGGTGAAAATATAATTTGTACTATTTCTGAAAGCGAAAACTCAGAACAGCTAAAAGTAACTTCTCCTTTAAAAATGGATACTTTTAATAAAGTTACCGACAAAGGAGTAGTTGAATCTTTAGGTTTATCTAGATGGATTCAACCTTATTCTGATGAGCCATTCTTTAAAATAGAAAAAAGTTCTGTTGTTATAATGACACCAGCATCTGCTGGATTGTGTAAGTATTATGAATATGTAGTGCATAATATAGAAAATATGGTGCC